GATGCCGACAGTTTAATTTTTGCTAGTTGTTATAGGAAAAGAGAAAATCCTGAAGATGATATTTTTTATTCAGAAATTTCAGACGCAACTAATAAATTTCATACTCAACTTATGACGATTGTAAATAAGTTAGAAGATATGTATAACGTAGAAAAAGTAATATTATTTAATGGCAGTAAAGGAAATTTTAGGAAACTAATTAGTAATACATATAAAGCTAATCGAAACTATAAAAACAAACCTCCTTTATTAAATCAAATGCACAAGCACGTAAAAGATAATTACGATAGTGTTGTAGGTTATGGAGTGGAAACAGATGATGTGGTCGCAAAGTATTGGAAAAATTACTCTGAAGAACTAGGCAGAGAAAATGTTATGATTGTTAGTATTGATAAAGACTATAAGCAGTTTCCTGCATTAATTTACAATTACCATTATAAACACAAAGTTATACTTGATATTTCAGAAGATGAAGCAATGTATAATTTTTACGAACAAATGATTGTTGGAGACGGTGCAGACAATGTGCAATATTTCAAAGGTAAAGGAGTTAAATTTGCTCAAAAATATTTAGCTGATTGTTTAACAAAATATCAATATACAAAAAAAATGTATCAGCTATTTAAAGATTGCCACAAAGGAAAAGCAAAACAAAGATACATAGAGTGCTATAATTTATTAAAACTAAGAACCGATTAAAATGCAAAATATAACTCCCGAAAATATAATTAAAAGGATAACTAAAATCTCAGGTTATAATCCTTACGAAAATACTAGAAAAAGAGAATACGTTGAAGTTAGAGCTTTAGCGTGTTATTTGATGAGAGAGAAACTAAATATGAGATGGACTAATATTACTAAAATTTTTGAGGATAATGGAAAAGCTATGCATCACGCATCTGCAATTCATTTAGTTAAAAACTTTAAATATTATAAATTAGCAAATCCATCTTTACAATATTGGGAAAATATGTTCCATTTTATAGATGGTTTAGATTACGAAGAAATTGATAAAATAAACGTTTTAGAAAATAGAATTTCTAATTTACAAAATAAGTATGATACTCTTAAAGAACAACTAAATCACCCTGTTGTTAAATTGGTTTATGATATTCCAAGTGACGAAAATAAATGGGAACTAGCAGATAAGATTGTTTTGATAAAGAAAGCTTGGAAATGGAAAGAAAAAGAGTTTATAGATAAATGCGAAATAATAGAAGCAGGAGAAGGCATAAGCGGTTCTACATTTTAAAAATAATAAAAAAATACGTTATATAATTATGAAGATTGAAAAGGTAAAAATTAACAGTATAAAAGCAAATTTAGACAACCCAAGAATTATCAAAGGAAATAAGTTTAAAAAATTGGTAAAGAGTATTACAGACTTTCCTGAAATGCTAAAGATTAGACCAATAGTTGTAAATAGCGAGAATATTATACTTGGCGGAAATATGAGGCACAAAGCAAGTATTAATGCAGGTTTGAAAGATGTTTATATTATAAGGGCTGAAAACCTTACTGAAGAGCAGCAGAGAGAGTTTATTGCAAAAGACAACGTAGGGTTTGGAGAATGGGATTGGGATGCTTTAGCGAATGGTTGGGACGGAAAGAAGCTAGAAGAATGGGGACTTGATGGTTTTCCTTTTGAAGATGAAGAAAAAGACATACCTGACAATATTGATACAGATAATATATTTGCAACAGAATTAGATGCGGAAAGCAATTATGTGGTTTTAAAATTTACTACGGACATCGATTGGATTCAGGCAAAAACTTTATTTGGTCTTAAAACTGAAACTGCACAAAGGTCAAACGGAAAAGAATGGAGCAAAGGAATTGGTAGGGTTTTGGATGGTGTTAAATTAATTAATAAATTAAAATCAGAATGGAATAAATGAAGACAAGAATAGTTGCACCATCTTATAAAAGACCAAGTAAAAGCATAACTCAAAATATGTACCCCAACGTAGAGTTAGTTGTTATGGAATCCGAAGCAGAAGAATACAGGAAAAATGGCAATAAAATAATAGTTTGCCCAAATGAAGCACAAGGTAACTTATGCAGGGTTAGAAATTGGATATTAGACAACCTGTTTGAAGATTACGATTGCATTGTGATAATTGATGACGATTGCAGAGGCATAGGCAGATGGCAAAAACAGAACCAATTAAATATGGATTCAAAAGAATTACAAGAGTTTTGCGAAAGAAGTGCTGATACCTGTAAAGAATATGGCTTTAAATTTTGGGGATTGAATTGCATAATGGATAAAGGAGCATACAGAGAATATTCGCCCTTTGGAACTTTGCAATATATTGGAGGACCTTTTCAGGCACATTTAAAAGAAAGCGAAATCCGATATGATGAAAATTTACCATTAAAAGAAGATTACGATATAACGTTGCAACATATTAAAAAATATGGTGGAGCATTAAGATTTAATTTTGCTCATTATGATGTTAAACAAGCAGAACAAGAGGGTGGTTGTGCTACGTACAGAAATTTAGATTTTGAAAAGGAACAGTTTGCAGATTTGCAAAAGAAATGGGGCAAGGATATTATCAAAAGAGACAAAGGAAGTAAGCGAAGTTTTGACTTCAATCCAATAATGAAAGTACCAATAAAAGGAATGTAACTATGGACGAAAGTAGACACATAAAAAAGGAATCACTATTAAAAGCACTTGAACAAAGTTTAGGAGTTGTCACGGTAGCTTGTAAGAAAGCAAACATACCAAGAAGCACGTATTATAAATGGCTAAAAGAAGATGAAGCGTTCGCTATTAAAGTTAAAGATATAGAGAACGTGGCTTTAGATTTTGCAGAATCGCAATTACATAAGCAGATTGGAGACCAAAATACAAGTGCCACTATATTCTATTTAAAAACAAAAGGAAAAAACAGGGGCTATGTTGAACGTCAAGAAATAACAGGAGCAGATGGTATGCCTACTAACTTTCAAATTGAAATAATTGACTCAATTATCGATAAAGACTAATATAGTTTACAGACATTTATTAAACAACAAAAAGAAAATTGTAGTTGAACAGGGCGGAACTAGGTCAGGTAAAACATACAATATTTTGCTTTGGATTATATTTGAATATTGTACTAAGAACAATAGTAAGGTGATTACTATATGTAGAAAATCATTTCCTAGTTTAAGGGCTACCGTGTTAAGGGATTTTATAACAATACTGCAATCATATAATTGTTATTCTGAAAAGTTTCATAACAAATCTAATTCTGAATATCATCTGTTTGGTAACCTTATTGAATTTATTAGCTTAGACCAACCTCAAAAGATTAGAGGACGTAAAAGAGATTTACTTTTTATAAATGAAGGTAACGAGTTATATTTCGAGGATTGGCAACAATTAGTTTTTAGAACTCAGGAAAAGATTATTTTAGATTTTAATCCATCGGATGAATACCATTGGATTTATGACAAAGTACTTACACGAGAAGATTGTGCTTTTTTTAAGACAACGTATTTGGATAATCCTTTTGTCGAGGAATCAATAAAAAAAGAAATAGAGCTTCTCAGGGATACGGATGAACAGTATTGGCAAATCTATGGATTAGGAGAAAGGTCAGCGAGTCGCTCTACCATCTTTAAATATACAGAGGTTAATCATATACCTGCTGAAGCTAATCTAATCGCATACGGTATGGATTTCGGTTATACGAATGACCCTACAACGTTTGTCTCAGTCTATACGATGGAACACAATTTATATATCAAAGAACATCTATATAGAACTCAAATGACTACTAATGACATTAACGTGTTTCTAAGGGATGAAAAAATTGCATCTAACCCAATATATGCTGATAGTGCAGAACCTCGATTAATCGCTGAGCTAAGAAGAATGGGGCATAATATTTTACCTTCATTAAAAGGTAAGGATTCAATTAATGCAGGAATTGATTTATTAAAGAGATATAAGATACATATTTTATCAGACTCTACAAATGCAATAGCGGAGTTTAGAAATTACAAATGGAGAGAAGATAAAAGCGG